ACCACTGTTAAATCTATCAACTCTTTTGAAAGCAGTTGTTCCATTTATAGATTCCCTAATATCATAATCAGATAGATTGTTACCAAGGACATGTAATATGATTGGTATCTGCTCAGATTCATTCATGTAACAACAAACAACCCATTCACCACCCCATAAAGCAGAAGAAGTGTTACTTAGATTTCCAGTTGTAGTTGTCTTTGATACAATTGCCCAAGGTAAATCAAAATCGGCAACATCTCCTACTGTATGTTTGCCAGGAATTCTTATTCTTACTCTATCACCATGAGCATCTTCCCATTTAGCATCAGCAACATGCTGATTCTGTCTGGGTGCAACTTGAGCAATGAATAGTTTTGAAAAATATTGCTGTGCTAAGTTAGGTGCCATTATTTGTTTTTATTAGTATATAGACCGTATGAGTCACGGACGAGAGTTAATGAAGTAAATGATCTTAATGGATCAAAATGATGACACAAATTAGCAATTAAATATTTACCACTCTTAACTGGGTCAGCACCTTGAACTTTTTTAGAGGTGGTAATGGGATCAAAATTACATAAAATAGTATCACCTGCTTTTAATTCAACATTACAAGGAACTTGTATTTGAATTATCTGCGAGAACAGCATATTATATCTCATGGTAGAATTGCCCTGCCAAAACTTTGGATCATTGTTCAATTCTTCTTCTTTTACTTTTCTACTAAGAACTCCTAAATCTTGAATATGAAAATGAGTTCTTGTAGAGTCTTCAACTGTAGGTGCAAAAGCATCTTTACCAAGAGTAGATTTTAACTGTACAGAGTAATCTTCACTAACTTCTTGATATTTAAAGTCATATGGGTTCCAAAAAATGTTTTTACTAAAAATAGCACCAGATTTTAATAGATTTGCGAGATTGCCATTTCTTACTTCAGTTTTAAATACAATTTTGAAATCATTCGCATCACTATCAGTATTTGCTCTTAAAACATCTGTTCTAATATATTCTGCAATGGGTTTTTGCTTTATCATTTCTTCTATAGATCTGAAATTTAAACCCTCCCTTGTTTCGTAGAAGAAATACCCAGGATTACCAGAAGTTGGCAAAGATTCTTTTGCTATATTACAGATAACTTCAACTGGTGTTTTACCATTACCTAGAAATGAATATGAATTTGAAGTATTATCCATATTCAAATTATCTACTTTTAGATAATCTTTAACAATACTTTCTACACTATTTGATATATTACCAACATATTTTTTGTTGACAGAACTTTCTTCATTCTTTTTAAATATACCAGAAACCAAATTCATAACTACAGATTCTCTATTAGACTCTGAACCTGGTGATATAGTTTTATCAAATAATAAAGGTTTGTCTGTGAAGTCAAGAACACCATACTTTGTCTTTATTTTAAATGCAACTTCAACATCACCAGCTAAAGGTAATGCAGAAGATAAAGTTCCCAATCGTTCTTGAGAATCAAATTGTTTGTCATATCCTACAGAAGAACCAGTATCAACAATAGACAATACCGCAGTTACACTAGGTGAAAGTATACTCTCATAATAACTAAATGATGCTGTTTTTGGACCAGTTGGGTCTTCACCCGTAATATCTACTACTGCATCACGTATACCCTGATTAGCACCAGATTTACGTACTGAGGTGCCTTTTTTAGGTTTTTTAATTGTAAATATTTCGTATGTTGATGCGTTAGATGCTGATGCCATTTATATTAACCTCCCCATATTGCTGATGTTAATTGTTGGTTGGATGCTGCTTCTTCGTATACTGTTTTTGTAATTGGAACTACAACAGGAACTGTTTTAACTTTATTCTGATTAACTACAACAATAGTCTCTTCAGGTTCAGAATCATTTGGCATAGCACCTGTTGTTTGTAATGACGTTAATTTTTCATTAGTCTGTGCTTGTTTCATGATAGAGTCGGCAGAAACTGTAAATCCAACATGAAGATGTTCACCATGACCACCATAAGGGGCTCGAGAATAATTTCTCATTCCCTGGAACCAATGACCAGCTGGATCAAAAATTAGTGACTTGATTCCATATTGTTCCTTCTTGTCATATAAAGAAAGGAATAAGTTTTTTAATCTGGGTATACCTGATTGAAATGAGCCTCTCCAATCAGTAATATCTAGTGCATTAGTACCATGATCACTTGAAGCATGTCTTCCTACAGGACTATCACCTCTAGGATTAAACCCACCTGGATTTGGACCAGGACCACCCCAATGGTTCTTTGTAAAGTATTTATTTTCACTAATGGTAAAACCTTGATTCAGAATAGCTTTACCGACACTGATTACATTGCCCTCAAATGAGGAAAGATCTATCTGATCATGAACTGTAACATTACCCATACCACTACCTCTGCCAGGCATTAGACTACCAGCAGTGCTAGCGGCACTAGACATAAGATTAGAAAGATTCCTCTGTAAAGATTCTAACTGCTTAAGAATACCTTCATCTTCTTTTGTTGCTTCATTTATATTTGATACTGATTCTTCAAAAGAATTATTACCTTCACGTAGTGGATTGTCTTTATTTACATTTTGTTCAATGTTTGCTTTTGGTGTTGTTGATGGTTGAATATTATTTGGAGCAGGAGTTCTCTGTAATTCTTGATTTGCTGCATTATCCTCTCTAAAGGATGCCATTTGACCAGATTGACGAGCCTCATCTGCTTTCTGACTTAATTCTGCCTGCTGCTCTTGACTCACTCCAGATTCTTCAGATTCTTCATCTGGGATCAAATCAACATCTTTTTCATATCCAGTCAACCAAGAAAGAAAATTCTTTTCTTCTTTATCTGCTTCGTTGTAATCTAAATTATCATCATCGGAACTTTTTTCAAGCTCGGATAATTCTGCAGTTGCTTTTTCTTGCTTCTCTGGTGGTAATATACCAAATAGTTTACCCAATTCAACAAATGCATCACCAATAACTTTGAATACTTTTTTTACCCCCTTTACAAAATCACTATTTAAAAATTCTTCAATCTTTGCTATTATTGTTGGTAACTCATCAATTAAAAATTTTGTTAATATTAAACCCAAAAATTCCATTATCGAATCAAAGATACCTTTGACTGGTTTAGTTACAGTATCAGTAATGCCCTTGAAACCAGATTTCATTTTAGTTTCTATTCTCTTCTCTTCTGCTAATCTCTTATCTTGCAGTGCAATTTTTTTAAATAATACTTTTTTATCCGACCTTAATTTTGATAGTTCTTTATTTGAAAAGACTAACGAACTTTTTATATTTTTAGCATTAAGTTTTAAATTTTCTAATTGATTTTCCATATCTTACATGTGTATCCCATAGAAATCAAGAGTTACAGTCATAAATGGATTAGATGGGTTAACTGGTGAAATTACATCAACATCAGTAGCAGTGGTTTTTAATTCTGGCATTTGACCCATTCTATTATCATCAGGTAAATCCATATTAACAAAATTCATTTTTTTCTTTGCCTTTTCTGGCATTCCAATATTTCTTGTACTTGGTTGTTGTGGTGTAACCTTTGACTTTTTATCCTCTGTTTCTTCTTTTGGTGGAGTAATATTAGCACTAGTACCTTGCTGTGGAGGTGATTTTGGTGTATCTTTTACTGTGAACAAATTATTCAAATTAGTTAAAACAGTCTTATATTTTTCATTAATTTCTAACTGATGTTCTGATACTGTATTTAAATTTTCAACCGAGTTTGTAAAGGCACCCCAAAGTTCACCATAATTATTATTGATATCTTTTAATACAGGTCTAAACAGATTTGCAGCAGGTGCCTTAATAACTTCTTCTCTTGGGGTAAGCATTGCTGGAACTATATCACCCGTACCAGTACCACCAACAGTACCACCTTGAGAAAAAGCAGCAGCACCATATTCACCCTGCACCGAAAGCATACCATCTGTGAATATTTTATTGATCTGCTCCTTGGTCATGCCCCCTCTGATATTTTGTGCATATCCTTCGGGGTCAACATCCCTATAGATATCCAATGCCAGAGCACCCCAACCAACAATTGGTATAGCACCTGCTGCAGATAATAATGCCCCTTCAGCATCACCTTTAGATATAGCTGAGATTACGTCAGGTATCGCAATAATAGTATTCAAGAAAGGTACAAATTTTGCTAGACCCTTGCCACCAATCTTTGATGCAATTTTAGTTCTAACCTTTGGTGGAACCATAGGCAAAGCTTTGTTGACAAAAGGTCCAACTAATTTTTTTGTGACGAAAGTATTTACACTTGCACCTACACCTTTTATTCCTTTCCATGCCTTACTAAGAACTGATCCCCCTTTCCTTTTAAGAAAGTTTAAAAGACCACCACCTGCTTTTTTACCTACGTTTATTAACTTAGTAGAAACTTTTTTTAATAATCTAAATGCTTTGCCAAATACCTTTTTAGTTAAATTAAATAATCTAATAGGCAACTTTATTAAAAACTTACCTAACTTGAAAAGTCTTCTAATCCACTTAAATACCTTCAGAGTTAAGAAAGTAATTAGAGCCGGAACAAATAATTTTCCAATCCAGTTAAAGATATTGCTTAAGAGTATTCTATTATTTTCATCTTTCAACCAATTAAAAAATTCACTTGTAAGAAAAGTTGTCAGGACTAAACCTAAAAATTCTTTTAGTTGATCAAATATACTTGTAACTGGTGCTGTGACTTTTTTTAGTGTGTTTGAACCAAAAGCACCTATTTTCTTTATACCAGATTTTACTCCTTCTAATCTTCCCTCTTCTGATCTAATCTTTTCTTTTCTTCTATTGGATTTTATCTTATCTAATTCTTCTTTCTGTTCAGCAATTCTATTTGCAAAATCTAATGCCAACTGTTTCTGTATTTCTACAAGAATTTGATTTGTTTCTGTTAGAGTTTCATTAATATTTTGTGAAGGTGCTTCTGCCTTTAAATTATCAGCAGAAATTTTTTCTGAAGATGCTTCTGTCTTTAAAGTTTCAGCAGAAATCTTAGGTTTTATGAAACTAAATTCAGACTTAGTTAATTTTGGTTTAATATCAGTAGTCGCAATGGCACCACCCATAAGAGGAGAAGAGATGTTACTCTTGTTCAACTTAGGTATTGATGGTGCTTTAAATGACTGACTACTAATTGCCATTATTGCTGCTGTTGTGCTTTTTGATTTTCTTCTTCAATATATTGCTCTAATAAGGCAACGTATATGTCCCTCTCCCAAGGAATCATATTTTCAATCTCAGTTAAGCTGTATTTATGATGTTGAACCAATGCAAATGTAATCTTGTAGTATGACTCAAGATTGCTATGAGCCATACCTAGCTGAAAAAACTTGCTAGCCCTTCAAGAACAACTTCTGATTTTACTTTAGTATTTGGATTTACAACTGTTACCTTATGAGATAATTTAGGCATTGTAACAAAGAAATTTTCAATCTCTTTAAATTGCTTTGTGTTTAGTTGATCGAGAAACTCCTCCAACTCTTTCTTTGTACAGTCTTTTGCAGACCATGATTCTTCTGCATCGTAGATAATATCAATACATGCTTTAACCATATCAAGAGATTTACCAACTTCACTTTGCTCACTACTAGTTTCAAAGTTACTATCGATAAACTGCTCCAATGAAGGATACTTAAGTCTCATTGAAAGAGTATCGTCAAGTTTAATAGTATTGGTATGACCCTTTACTTTTTCAACTTTGATAGAATCCAAATCAATTTCAGTTAAAACAGCAGTTTTACCATCATCTGGACATGTAATATTGACCTCTACTGATTCACCAACTGATCTAGATCTGATATTTAAAAACAAATATTCAATATCAAAAGTAGATAGATCAGCAACTTTAACACCACGTGTCTGAATGCAGTCAGAAAGAATAGAAACTACAGCATCAGTAATCTGCTTCATATCTTCAGATTCCAGTGCCATTAGAAGAATCTTTTCTTCTCTAACCAAAAATGGACGATATTTAATTTTTTTACCAGTAGATGGTAACTCCAACTCATAAGTCGGAGTATTAATTTTTGGTAAAGGCATAATGCTTAAATACAACTCATATCAATTATTTAGTGGGTCAGTTCATGAAAGTATTGAACGTAAGTGGTATTGATTCTGGTGAGATACTATAATCCAGTCCTTCAAAACTTGCTGCATAATTACTATAATCAATACCCAAACCAAGATCTAGTGGTTGACTAAATGAATTACGAAGAGCATCTTGATTTAGTATTGGACCAAATGCATCACTAAAAGAATTTTGATAGGATTCTTTAGTAAGAATCTTATCATTATTGACTACATATCGATCAAAGTTAAATGACACTGTTACTTTAAGTATATCTGCAGCACCATAAGCAACCGAAACAGCACCCATGGATTTTGGAAACAAGTTGACAAACGTATATTTAATTTGTTGCTTATAATCTCTCTCAAATTTATAAATTCTCATCGAATTCATTTTATAGTCTTTAGGGTAATTAAATCTTCTGTATGCAGAACCACTAAGAGTTCTGTCAATATCTACTTCAGATCCACCACCAACATAATCCATCCAACCTTCAAAAAACTTTAATACCTTATATTTGTTATCAACATAAAATGTCATATCTAGATCAGTGTAGATTCTAGTATGAGCAAACTCCTGGGTGACTCCCATAAAATCATTTTTAGTTTCTGCAGTAGCATATGCAGAAGTGGGCAAAGTTGCCTCAGAACATAAGAATCCTAACCTATGTGTAAATTTAGGAAGATCACCAAATACTTTACTATATCTAGTAGTAAGATGATCAGTTAGAGTTTGGGGTAAGCCACTAATCTCAACATAATAATAATTATTTTGAGCCAAAGTACCAATCTGATTTCTCATATCAGACATGGTAAGTTTTTGGACGATAGAATTTGCCACTCTAAATATTTACAGGTGATTGTTTAGTTATTTAGATGTCATACAAAGGAAGATTTCAACCATCTTTTCCAAGAAAGTATAAAGGTAATCCATCGAACATAATTTATAGATCTCTCTGGGAGAGAAAATTCATGGTGTATTGTGATTTGAATGAAAATATTCTTGAGTGGGGTAGTGAAGAAATTGTACTTCCATATAGATCACCAATTGATAATAAAATACACAGATACTACCCAGACTTTTATATTAAAGTAAAAGAGAGAAATGGTAGAATCAAAAAATATATTATAGAAATAAAACCAAAGAAACAATGTGTAGAACCAAAGGTTCAGAAAAAGAAAACAAAGTCATATATTTACGAAGTCTACGAGTTTGCTAGAAATCAAGCAAAGTGGAAAGCAGCACGAGAATTTTGTGCTGATCGTATGTGGGAATTTAAAGTTCTAACAGAAGACGAATTAGGTATCAAGTAATGCCAACAGACGACAGTTCAAATAGAGTACGAGATATTGTTGACAGTTTAACTGGTCTTGAAGACCCACTTAATATGTGGGAAGAGATTAGTTCAGTTCTACCAGCATCAAATAAAATAGAAATACAAAGTAGAAAGATCTACACTTTCAGATATAGAGCAAAAACTTCTGGTTTACTGTATGATATTCACCCATTAGTCGGTGTAGCAGCAGTATACAGTTGGGGGTTTGTCGGGGTCAATTTTCACTGGGGTGAGAGGAGAACATACACCTGGGATGAAGTGATTGGAGATGTTTATGAGGTACAGCAAGAAGAGCTTACAGACATGCAAAGAATACCTTATGCAGATTTATTCGAAAACCCTTCTAAATAATTAAAAAACAAGTATAATGCCATTACTCAGGTATCCAAATGAAGCAATTGATACTTCGACTGATTATTTGCAAATACAAATCCTAAATTATGATAGGAAAAAAATAACTGGTGGTAGTGGATTGCTACGTAGAAGTGGTCCAGCTTTTAAAAGTGGAAGTGGTAGTGTTAAAACATTAAAGAATACAATATTGTTACCAATGCCATCTAATGTACAAGATGGCAATAGTGTTTCCTATTCGGATTCAAAACTGGATGGATTGACTGCAAATATATATGGTGCTATTGCTGGTGATGGTGGTGCTGGACTAGATAGTGCTAGTCTTGTTGAGAGAGGACTTGCTAAACTACAGGGTGCTGCAGCAACGTTATTTACCCAAGAGAGTGGTAAAATAATTACAAAAAATTTAGCAGCAAGGGCAGCAAATATTCCTTTCAATGGCAATCTTAGTCTTGGTCAGGCATTAGCAAGAGAAAATGGTGAAATTTTAAATCCAAATATGGAACTTCTCTTCAATGGTATAACATTGAGATCATTTAGATTTTCTTTCAAGATGACACCAAGAGATGATGATGAAGCAAAAAATATTAGGTATATTATAAACACTTTAAAAAGAACCATGGCACCGAAAGGTAGTGGCACTTTTTTACAAACACCTGATATGTATCAACTGACATACAAAAAAGGTGTAGAGACTCATCCATATTTGAACATGTTCAAGCAATGCTTCTTAACTGACATGGCAGTTAATTATACTGGTGAAGGTGTTTATGCCACATATAGTGACGGTTCACCAATCTCATATAACTTAGATCTCTCTTTCAAAGAAATTGAACCAGTTTATGCCAATGATTATGGAAATGAAGCAATAAACCAAGTAGGTTTCTAAAATGGGTTACTTCAGAGAATTACCAGAACTAGACTATCAATCATTTTTAAAAGATAGTATATCGTCTCAGAGTTATCTGAGAGTAAAAAACTTATTCAGAAGAAATAAACTGAGAGATGACTTAAAAGGTATCTTTACAGTCTTTGACAAATATGAAATTAGAGATGGTGCAAGACCAGACACTGTTGCCGAAGAATTTTATGGTGATGCAGAATTAGATTGGGTTGTTCTACTGACTGCTGGAATCTTAAATCCTAGAGATGAATGGCCTCTATCTAATTACAACCTGAGCAAGTATGCAGATAGTCTTTATGGAACCGAAGTAAATGCGGTTCATCATTACGAAACAAAAGAAGTAAAAGATTCTAGTGGTAAACTAATTCTACCAAAAGGTAAAACTGTACCAGGAACTTTTAAAATTCACTATTATGATGCTGGACAATTGCATACCAATGATGCAACCATTCTTGGAGAGAATGTAGTTAGAATACCAAATCCTGTTGTATCTGTCACTAACTTTGAATACGAAGTTTTAAAGAACGACGAAAAATCTTCGATATATTTACTGCGTCCTTCATATCTACAACAATTCTTAAATGATATGAGAGATATTATGATCTACGGTAG